GAGGAGGTCCGTCAGGTCAAAGGGGTCCCAAGCCCCGTTAGGCCGTCACGCAACGTGATGGCTCTCTGTGCTGCGCAACGCAGCCGGTGAGGAGTGATCAGCTATGGCCCGAGGTGGGCATGCGGCGTCCGGGCCGGCCCCGGATCCGAACGCGCTGCGGCGCAACCGGCCGTCGGACAAGGCGGGATGGCGGACTCTTCCCGCCGAGGGGCGGCCGGGCGAGCCGCCCGAGTGGCCGTTGACGGAGCCAAGTGAGCGTGAAGGGGACCTCTGGTCGGAGCTCTGGCAGTCACCGCAGGCACTGATGTGGGAGGAGCTGGGCCAGGCGCTGGAGGTGGCGCTCGCGGTCCGGACGCTGGCCGAGGCCGAGCAGGCGGACGCCCGGATCGACATCAAGAAGATGGTGCGCCCGTACCTCGACAGCCTCGGGCTGACGGTGCAGGGCATGCTCCGCAACCGGTGGAAGATCGCCCCGGCCGCCGAGCAGGACGAGGTGCCCGCGACGGAGCGGCCGGCGGTTCCTCGTCGGCCTGGTCCGCGTGACCGGCTGAGAGTCGTGCCCAGTGGCGACGGGACCTGACGCCGGGGCCGAGTTCGTCGTCGACTTCCCGACCCTGTGGGTGGTGCCGTACTGGATCGAGGCTCACTGCCCGGTCCCGGACGGTTTCCGTGCGGGCGAGGACATGGAGCTGTACCCGTGGCAGCTGTGGTGCACGGTCAACCACTACCGGATCCGGCCTACTGCGACGGTTGGCCAGTTGGCCCCCGCGTTCGCGTACCGGCGGTCGCAGGTGGTGGCCCCGCAGAAGACCGGCAAAGGTCCGTGGTCGGCGTCCGTAGTGCTCGCCGAGGCGTGCGGGCCCGTGGTGTTCGCCGGGTGGGCCAAGGGCGGCGAGCGGTACCGCTGCTCGGATCACGGGTGCGGGTGCGGGTGGTGGTACGACTACGAGCCCGGTGAGCCGATGGGCACGCCGTGGCCGACGCCGCTGATCCAGCTGACGGCCACCTCCGAGGACCAGGTGGCGAACGTCTACCGGCCGCTTCAGTCGATGGTGAAGCGCGGCCCGCTGTCCGAGCTGCTGCGCGTCGGCGAGGAGTTCACTCGGATCGGCGACCAGGGCCGCATCGACGTCGTCACCTCGTCGGCGCTCAGCAGGCTCGGTAACCCGATCATCTTCGCGATGCAGGACGAGACCGGCCTGTACAACGCGGCGAACAAGCTGCGCCGTGTCGCTGAGACGCAGCGCCGCGGTACGGCCGGCATGGGCGGCCGGTCGATGGAGACGACGAACGGCTGGGACCCCTCGGAGAACAGCGTCGCGCAGACCACCAGCGAGGCGAAGGCGCGCGACATCTTCCGGTATCACCCGCAGGCCCCGAAGTCCCTGTCCTACGGGGACAAGCGGCAGCGCCGGAAGATCCACACCATCGTGTACGCCGGGTCGTCGCACGTCGACCTGGACGCGATCGAGGCCGAGGCCGCCGAGATCATGGAGAAGGACCCCGCGCAGGCGGAGCGCTTCTTCGGTAACCGGTGCGTGGCCGGGTCCGCGGCCTGGCTGGACGGCGCGAAGTGGGCGGGCAAGGCCGCCGCCCTGCGTGTGCGCCCGCTGACCCGGATCGTGCTGGGTTTCGACGGGTCCGACTCGGACGACTGGACAGCGATCCGCGCCGAGACCATGACCGGCTACCAGTTCACGCCGCTGTATGGCCCGGACGACGCACCGACCATCTGGAACCCGGCCGACACCGACGGCCAGGTCCCGCGCGCCGAGGTGCGCGCGGCCATGGGCCAACTGTTCCGCCGGTACGACGTGGTGCGCCTGTACGCGGACCCGCCGTACTGGGACACGGAGATCGACGACTGGGTCGACGAGTTCGGCGAGGAGCGGGTGATCCGCTGGCACACCCGGCGCATCGTCCAGATGCATTCCGCGTGCGAGCGGCTGAAGACCGACGTCATCAAGGCGGACGGTACGTTCCGGCACGACGGGTGTGAGATCACGCAGTCCCACATCGAGAACGCCCGCGCGGCGGCGCGGCCGATGGACCGGTACGTGCTGCGCAAGGCGGGGCCGAACCAGAAGATCGACGCCGTGATCCCCTCGATCCTCGCTCACGAGGCGCTCGGCGACGTCATCGCGGCCGGCCTGGCCGCGCAGCAGACGTCCTACTACTACGGCGCATGAGAGGAGAGCGATGGCAACGATGGAGCGTGCTCTCCAGCTGGTGGCCCTGCTGGAGCAGGAACTCATCGGCAGGCGAACGGACATCGACCTGCACAACGCCTACTACCGCGGGCACGGCCGGCTGAAGTACGCATCGGAGGCGTTCAGCAAATACCACGGCGCCCGCTACCGGGACTTCTGCGACAACTGGGTGCAGGTTGTGGCCGACAGCCCGGTGGAGCGGCTCACGGTGAACGGGATTCAGGCCGCCGGTGAGACGAAGGCGGACAAGGACCTGTGGAAGGTGTGGCAGGTCAACGGGCTGGACGCCGATTCGCAGCTGGGTTTCCTCGGTTCGGTGACCGGCGCTCGGTGCTTCGTCCTCGTCTGGGGCGACCCCGACGCCCCGGACATGCCCGTCGTGACGTTCGAGGACGCCTCTCAGTGCGTGATCGCCTACGAGCCCGGTTCCCGGCGACAGCGGCGCGCGGCGCTGAAGCGGTGGCAGGACGGCGGCGAGGACTACGCCACGCTGTATCTGCCGGGCGAGGTGTGGAAGTTCTGCCGGCCGGTGCTGCGCAACGAGGACTCCAAGTCGTGGGCCATGGAAGGGGTCGACGAGGAGCTGAAGCGCTGGGCGCCGCGCGAACTCGGCGACGAGCCGAACCCGCAGCCCAACCCGATGGGCGTTGTGCCGATGGTGGAGCTGCCGAACAAACCTTCCCTAGTGGGCGAGCCGATGTCCGACGTGACGGGCGTGATCGCCATGCAGGACGCGATCAACCTGTTGTGGGCCCAGCTCTTCACGGCCTCGGACGCAGCGTCGTTCCCGCAGCGGGTCATCCTCGGAGCTGAGATCCCGAAGATTCCGGTCCTGAACGAGCAGGGCATCATCGTGGGCGACAAGCCTGTCGACATCGAGAAGTTCGCCGTCGACCGCGTGATGATGTTCGGTGGTAAGGACGCCAAGATCGCCGAGTGGCAGGCCGCCAACCTGACGATGTACACCAGCCTGATCGAGGTGGCGGTCGGCCACCTCGCCGCCCAGACGAGGACCCCCCAGCACTACCTGATCGGGAAGATGAGCAACCTGAGCGCTGATGCGCTGCTGGCTGCGGAGACCGGGCTGGTGAAGCGGGTCGAGGAGAAACAGCTCTGGTACGGGCAGGGCATCCGTGAGGCTGCCCGGCTGATCGCCCTGGCGCAGGGCCAGGACGCGAAGGCCGAGGCGCTGCGCTCGGGCCGGATCCTGTGGGCGGACGCCGAATCGCGCAGCCACGCCCAGCTGGCCGACGCCCTGGTGAAGTTGAAGGGGATCGGGTTCCCGCTGGAGTGGCTCGCCTCGAAGTACGGGCTCACCCCGACCGAGGTCTCGGACATGCTTGCGATGCGGGCCCGGGAGCTGGAGGCCGACCCGGTCTCGGAGATCACCCGGATGATGGTCGACGGCTCCGGCAGGGAGCAGGGCCCGGCGCCTGACGTGCCGGAGGCGGCAGAGGCGGAGCTGTGAGCCCGTCTCCGGCCGCTGTCGCGCACCAGCGGGCTCGGGAGCGGCTCGCCGTGGCGGCCGGCCGGGCCGCTGTGCGCCTGTGGCGGCAGGCCGACCCGCAGGACATCCGTGGTTCCTGGCTGCCCCTGCTGGTTCGTCTCGTGGCCATCGTCTCCGGCGCGCAGATGGCGGCCGCGGAGTCGACGGAGCCGTGGCTCACCCGGCTGCTTGGTGACGAGGACCCGGACCGCCCGGGCGCCGACATGGTGAACGCCGCGATGCTCGCCGGTGTCTCCGGCGAGGGCCTGCCCTTGGCCGAGGTGCTGGCCGCGCCGATGTGGTCCGCGTTCCGGATGGTGACCGCCGGGGCTCCGGTCGCGCAGGCGATGGCGCGCGGCAGTGCGCTGGTCGACGTCATCGCCCGTACCGCGGTCGCCGACGCGGGCCGGGCCGCCGATCAGGTCGGCATGGTCACCCGCCCCTCGGTCACCGCGTACATCCGCGTGACGGAATCCGGGGCGTGCTCCCGCTGCCTGGTCCTGGCCGGGAAGGAGTACGGCACGTCGAGCGGCTTCCTGCGGCACCCGCGCTGCACCTGCGGCATGGAACCCGTCACCCGTGACCACAAGCCCAGCGCGCAGGACCCGCGCAAGCTGGTCGAGGCCATGTCGGACGCCCAGCGTAAGAGGACGTTCGGCGAGGCCGGCGCGAAGGCGATCGCCGAGGGAGCCGACCTCGGTCTGCTCGTCAACGCCCGCCGGGGCATGGCCACCGCCACCGTGTTCGGGCGCAAGGTGCTGGCCACGACCGAGGGCACCACCTCCCGGGGTATCGCCGGAAAGCGGCTGCAGGACCTGCAGAAGGTGCGGGGCCAGCGCTACCGGGTGAGCAGGACGCCGCGCCTGATGCCTGAAGAGATTTTCCGCATCGCCGACGACCGCGCGCACGCGGTCCGGCTGCTGCGGCAGCACGCGTACATCTTCTGACCCCGCCCGCGCGCAACGCCCGGGCCCGCACCCGCAACGGGAGTCCCTCATGAACCGCAGCATCCTGCCTCGCCATGCCCGCGCGCACGCGCCTGGCTGGTCGCACCCGTATCAGGCCGCCCCGTTCTCCCCCTTCCTGTACGCGGACGGCGGCGAGGAAGAAGAGGAGAAGGACGAGGGCGGCGAGGAGAGCGACGAGGACGTCGACGAGGAGGAGAAGCCCGACGGCGAGGGCGGCGAGGAGAGCGACCCGGACGGTGCCGAAGCGCTCGGCGACAAGGGCAAGCGCGCTCTCGACTCCATGAAGACCAAGCTGAAGGCCGAGCGTGAGAAGCGCCGCACCCTCGAGCAGCAGCTGGCCGAGAAGGACGGCGACGACGAGGGCGAGAAGGCCCGCCGGCAGGCGGATTCCGATGCCCTGTCCAAGGCGAACGCCCGGATCCTGCGCTCGGAGATCAGGGCGGCGGCGACCGGCAAGCTGATCAACCCCAAGGACGCCCTGGTGCACATCGATCTCGATCAGTTCGAGGTCGACGACGACGGCCAGGTCGACGAGGACGAGGTCGCGGACGCGATCGAGAACCTCCTGAAGGAACGGCCCTATCTGGCGGCCGCAACGGCCAAGCGGTTCCAGGGCACGGGCGACGGCGGAGCAGCGCGCAAGGCGTCCCGGCCGAAGCAGCTCACACGAGCGGACCTGAAGACCATGACCCCTGCGCAGATCGTCAAGGCCAAGGAAGACGGCCGACTCGACGACGCGCTCAGCAACGCCGGTTAAGCCCGGCATCACGAGGAGAACCCCATGGCCATCTCGGCATTCATCCCTGAAGTCTGGGCCGCGGAACTGCTGGTCGCACTGGAGAGGTCGCACGTCTACGGCGCCCCGGGTGTGGTCAACCGCGACTACGAGGGCGACATCAGCGCCTTCGGCGACACCGTCCACATCGTGTCCCTGGTCGACCCGACCATCGGCACGTACACCCCGCACACCGACATCACGATCGAGGACGTCGACGACGTCGACGCCACGCTGCTCATCAACCAGTCGAAGTACTTCGCGTTCGAGGTCGACGACGTGGAGAAGCGGCAGGCCAAGAACGGCGGGAAGCTCCTGACCGAGCAGGCCCGCAAGGCCGCGTACAAGCTGCGGGACGTCGCGGACACCCACATCGCCGGACTCATGGCCGCCGGTGTCGACGCGGGGAACCTCGTCGCCGAGGCGACCCTGGCGGACCCGTCCGACGCCTACGACCTCCTGGTCGACCTGAGCGTCATCCTGGACGAGGACGACGTCCCGTCCGACGGCCGATGGACGGTCGTCACTCCGAAGTTCCACGGGCTCCTGCTGAAGGACTCGCGCTTCGTGTCCGCCGGCGACCCCACCGCTGCTACCACGCGCGCCAACGGCGTGGTCGGCGCTGCGGCCGGGTTCTCGATCCGCAAGAGCAACAACGCTCCGAACGGTCCGGGCGCGGGCGCGGGCAAGCTGGTCATCGCCGGATACGACGGCGCGGTCAGCTACGCCGAGCAGATCAACAAGACCGAGGCGGCCCGCAAGGAGAAGGGTTTCGCGGACATCGTGAAGGGCCTGCACCTGTACGGCGCGAAGGTCGTCCGTCCGAAGGGCCTGGCGGCGGCGGACGTGATCATCTGATGGCCGACAACCTGAA